TGGATGTGTTCTATCATATCTATAAAATGATATCATAACATAATTATTGTTTATAGTACTATCATCCGGGAATAAAAGATGTGATTTTCCATTTTGAGATTTGTTTTTACGTAAATCTACTATTTCGGGATTGTCGTTTCTTGACATTGGATTTCCATATAAATAAAAACATCAATTATATTTATATAGAAATCATGAGTTATAAAGGTCCATTTAAACCAAAGAACCCAAAGAAATATAAAGGCGATCCTACCAACATTATTTACAGGAGTCGGTGGGAATCATTTTTTATGTCAAAATTGGATCTTAATGATTCAGTTATCTGTTGGGCATCAGAAGAAATCATAATTCCTTATAAATCACCACTAGATGGAAGAATTCATCGATACTTTCCAGATTTTTATGTAAAGTCTAGAAATCCAGATGGCACAATATCTGAGATGATTATAGAAATCAAGCCCCTTAAAGAAACTCAAGAACCAAAACAGAACAAGAACAGAAATAGATATCTGACTGAAGTCAAAACTTATGTTATAAATAGTACTAAGTGGGACTATGCTCGTGCATATTGTGCAAATAAAGGCTGGGACTTCATAATTGTTACAGAAAAAGATCTAGGACTTAATTTTTAATGGCTATTGCTAATCTATCTACATCTTCAAATAGATACGTCTTTAGTGATATACTAAAGAAAGGGTCTAATCGCGGATTTATGTCTGGAAAGACAGATGAAGCTATAAAGTGGTATAGAACTGCCGCTAAAAACTTTACTTCTGTGTCTAGAGATAGACTTTTACGTGAAAAAAGCCAAATTAGATCCTCGGTTCAGCCAGGAAGTATGTATATGTTTGCTTATGATGCAAAACATAAAGAAACTTTGCCTTATTATGACGCATTTCCATTGATTTTTCCAGTAAGATTGCTTGATGATGGCTTTTTAGGGTTAAATTTCCATTATTTACAGCCAAATTTACGAGCTATGCTTATGGATTCGCTTTATACACTAAATTCTGACCCAAAACTAACTGACAAAGCAAAAGTTCAATTAAGTTATCAACTTTTAAGAAGTGCTTCACAGTTTAAGTACTTCCAACCATGCCTAAAGCGTTACTTGTATTCTCAATTTAGATCAAAATTTGTATATGTTGATCCTGATACATGGGATATTGCTTTATTTTTACCAACAGAACAATTTAGGGGCGCTACAAATAGTCAAGTTTGGGCAGATAGTAGAAAGGTTATACTATAATGGCTTTTAACGTAAGTGATTTTATTAGTCGCAACCCGGCCGGATTTGGAAGATCTTCACACTTTGAATTTGATATTGCTCTTCCTGGTTTTTTAAAAGAAAAGGGATATAATGCAGATCAAATTATTAAATTTACTACTATTGCTGCAAATATACCAGGTGTATCATTAGATACTACTTCAGTTAGAAGAAGCGGTACTACTTATAAAGAATTTTTTCCAATAAATGTTACATATAGTGATCTTAGTGTAACATTATTAAGTGATGCAAAAGCTAGTAATCTTAATATGATAAAAGATTGGCTAGAAAAAATATTTCCAGTAGGCGCAGTAGATTCTCAATATAATCTTAGAGTACCATACAGAAACGAGTATATAGCTCCTACTGCAACATTAAAACATTTTAATCCACAGGGTGATGTGATCATAGAGTATAACTTCTATGATGTTTTTCCAGAAAGAATTGGTCCAGTGTCTCTTAATTGGGCGGCAATGAATGATACTGCAAGTATAAATGTTGAATTCAAATATAAATATTATTCACAATTTAGACCAGCAATTCCAGAATCTAAGCCTTCTTCAAAACCAAGTCCGATTGGAAATCAACAGCCCGCATTAACTAATAGACTTCCAACAACATCTATTGTATAACATTATGAGGTTATAATATGTCATCATTGCCTAAAATTAAGTATCCTATTTTTGAATTGACGCTTCCTTCTACTAAAGAAACAATAAAGTTTAGACCCTTTACTGTAAAGGAAGAAAAGCTTCTATTGATTGCTCAAGAAGGAGACGAACTAACTGATAGATTGACTGCTATTCGACAAGTTGTCAATAACTGTATGCTTAATCTCCCTAAGGATGTCGGTCTTTTGCCTTCTTTTGATTTAGAATACTGTTTCTTAAAGTTAAGGTCTAAATCTGTAGGTAATGAAATTCAACTTACATACCGAGACAATTCTGATGAAAAGAACTATGATTTTGAAGTAGATTTAGATAAAATTGAAATTACCTTTGATGAAAATCACAATAAGACTATTCAGCTTACTGAAGATCTTGGTGTTGTAATGGAATATCCAACAATAGAAACAATTATAGCTATTGGGAATAATATAGGTGATTCAGCAGCTACTCTAAATCTTATTAAAAAGTGTATAAGCACTATATTTGATAATAATAATAGTTGGAATGTATCAGATTATACTGATGAAGAGATAACAGAATTTATTGAGAGTATTCCAACAAAACAATTTGAAAAGATTAGTGATTTTTTTGAAACTACTCCAGTATTAAAGCACGATTTGCATTACACAGATTCAACTGGGACAGAGAAAACTATTACTCTGCAAGGTATAAGTGATTTTTTTCAATAGCGTTAAGCCATAACAATCTAGGGAATTATTATGTCTTAAATTTTAATCTTATGCAATACCATAAATACAGTATTACTGAGATTGAAAATATGATGCCATTTGAACGAGATATATATGTAGGCCTCTTACATAATTATATAGAGGAAGAAAATAATAGGTTAAGTCAAGAATAGGAATTGGGCTATGCCACTGCTACAATATATTAATAAAGCAATGGACATAGCCTTATGCTTAATTCGTAAGTGGTGGAGACCTATTACTTGCGTTGGCATTGCTGGATCTGTTTTGGTTCATGGTGTAATTTTGCCGCTCATTATAAAACAATCACCTGACTTAACTGGTTTAGCAGCCCTTATAACTGCAGCTTCAGCAGCATTTGCGGTTCGTGAATGGGGAAAAATAAAAGGATCTGCTGAATAATGTCAGAACTTCCTTATGAAGGCAAAAAATATACAAAAACCGAACAGGGTTGGGTAGAAAAAAAGTCTGGTGAATTGGCTTCACCAGATTATCAAACATTGCTTTCAAAACTAGAAAGCGCCATGGGAAGTGGAAATAAGACTCCTTTGCCAAGTGCAAGTCCTTCTACAGAATCAACTATTTCAACAACACCAAAAGATGACAAATTAACTAATAATTTTGATAAGTTAGAAACAAAACTTGCAAAGTTAACCGCAAGTATAGACAAATTAGTTAAATCTTTAGATAAGACATTTAGACCCAATTCTCAAAAAAATGTCAGTAGTATTGAAGCTCCTTCTCAAAACAAATCAAATATTATTCCTATTCCAAAACCAGGAATAATACCAGCTGTAGGTAGAGCTGTAAACAATGGATTATTTTCACAAAGAGATCCAGAGACTGGAAAAACAACAAGTACTGGATTAATACGAAAGTTTGCTACAACTATGTTTCCGGGTGTGGCCAATGTTGCTTACGCAGTGCGTGATCAATATAAGATGGCTCAGATTTTAAATAAAAATCAAACTGCAACTCCAGCAACTCCAGCAACTCCAGCAAAAAATCAAACTGCAACTCCAGCAAAAAGTAGAATGGCATCTATAGCATCGAATTTAGCTTCTAAATTTTCTGCTAAAGCGGCAACAGAAGAAAAAGAAGCCACAAAACAATCAGCAGTAGATCTTACTGATAATACTATAAAAAAGATAGCTGAAGCAGTAAAAGGTGATAAAAAAGAAGATTCTATCTTTAAAAAAATTATTGATAAGATACTAGATGTAGTAAATAAATTAGTGCGCCCAATTATTTCAGCAATATCTAAGCTACTAGGTGTATTTGGTGGAATTATTGGTAAAATTGGTAAATTATTTGGTTTTGGTGGTGGCGCTAAAGCGCCTGGTGCTGGAACTAATATTGAAACTAAAGTAGATAGTCGAGGCAGAAAGTATAATGTTGATACTAACACTGGAAAAAGAGTTAGTAACGCTGCGGCTGCAGAAGCTCGTGCTGCAGAAAATGCAGCAGCAGCTTCAGTTAAAAAGCCATCATTTCTTGCAAAGACTGGTCAAGGAATCTCAAAATTATTTGGTGGTGGTACTAAAGTAGCAGTAACTGCAGGTAAAATTGGTATTGAAGCTGCAGAAAAAGCTGTAACTGGAGTCGCAGAAATTTCTGCTAAAAAACCATCATTTCTTGCAAAGACTGGTCAAGGAATCTCAAAATTATTTGGTGGTGGTACTA